CTGAAGGAGCAAAAGTTCCAACAGGTAAGGGAAAGATTTATGGCACTCTCAATGAACGTAAACAACAATGTCGTTTGGTAACTGTTGAACCTAGTAAAGATTTAGAAGACGCATATTCATGTATATACGATCATCCTGATTCAGATGTGCATGACGTTGTAACTGTAGGCCAGAGTAATATGTGTCCTAATATGGTGTATTGTGATAAAAGATGAGTACTAGTTATTACTACACCGGCACAGACTATAGCAGTATGCATCCTTGGCACTATGAGTTTTGGTACCATATTTTTATACCTTGGACTTGGCATAATTGGGTAATGCTAGCAATGTTGGTATTATATATCTGGGTTAAACTTAATGACGCTCTTGTTTCGAATAGGATAGAATAATGACTAATATGTGGATACTAGCACTTGTAACGGCTACTAGCAGTACAGAACTAACAGTAGAGCATCACAAACTGTACGATTTTGGTCCAAGATGTGAATATGCGGCTGAAGCTAGACAGCTAATGGTAGAAGAAAAAAACAAAAAATTTGTTTGTGTAAAAGCACCAAAAAAAGATGACTGAAATTAGTTGGTGGTACGTAGGTCTATTTTTTGTTATAATTCTAGTTTTCTACAGTATTGGATTTATTTCTGGAAAACTATATCAACAATCAGTTATGAAACAAGAAGAAACTAAACCAAAGAAACCAAAAAGAAAGTATTATAAACGATGACTGGACAAAGAAGATTATTAAAATGGTGGGCAAGAACTGTCGGAATGCCTATTGGATTAAATGATGATGATAAACCAGAATTTTTACCAATACCACAAGAAGATGTTCGCAAGGCTTTATTCTTTAGAACGTTTTGGATAGTACTACATGTATTGACTTGTTTTGCAATTATTGCTGGTAACGGTAGAGTATTAGGTTGGTGGTAAAAAAATAACCTTAACGGCATTGATATTAACTTCCGACATAAATAACTAGATGGAAAAATAACGGCTCATTTTTTTTGAGCAAATTTTTTTTAGGTTGAATTTTAAAAAAAGGAAAACAAATGACACAACTAATAAATCCACAGAAATTCACACACGCAACGGGCCTTCTTAGGTCATTTTTTTTGGGCAAAGGTTTTGAAGAAGTACACACTCAAAACAGACTATCAATACTAGCGGCATGTGAAGATCCATTTAACGTAGCGACATATAACTATGCAGGGCAGGTATGGCCGTTACCCCAAACGGGCCAAATGTGGCTCGAATATGAATTACTTACAAAGCCCTCATCGAAGGGCTTTTTTTGTCTAAGTACGTCTTATAGACAAGAGCCAAATGCTATTCCAGGTAGACATGATATTATCTTTCCAATGTTTGAGTTTGAAATGCCAGGTACAATAGATGACCTTAAAGCAATGGAATACGAACTATGTGAATACTTAGGTTTTGGTAAGATAACTGAAAAAACATATGCTGAGTGGCAAAAGCATTACGGACTTGCAGAAGATTATGAAATGACTGCTGAAGAAGAAACTCATATGATGAACGAGTTTGGACAAACAATGATTACCGAATTTCCGGAAATGACATCACCATTTTGGAATATGTCACGTAACGGAGATGGTACAAGTAGAAAAATAGATGTAATATTAGGTGGTATGGAAACAATAGGATCAGCAGAACGATCTACAGATATTGACCAAATGAGAGAAACATTCCACACTATCACTGAAGGTGCATATTCAAGTTTACTATTTGACTTGTTCAGCAAAGATAGAGTACAAGGCGAATTAGAAGAATTCTTGCAACATGACTTCTTCCCAAGAGTGGGTGGAGGCATTGGCATGACCAGAATGATTGCGGCACTTGATAAGCTACAAAGTGTAGCTCAAGAGGCGGCTTAATCAACTAGTTTGGGGTGATGGAATTGGTAGACATGCACGACTGTTTATCGTGTGGTTAAATGTACTGCAATATATTTACCGTGGAGGTTCGAATCCTCCCCCCAAAGCCAAACATAAATATGTGTATGGAACGCACAAAAGAAGAAATACTAGAACAAATAAGCACTATTATTGAAGAAAATGTTAATCCAGCAGTAGCATCACATGGTGGTATGATACGACTAGAAGACTTTGATATGGAGTCAGGTCGTGTACTTGTTATGTTATCAGGTGGCTGTAGTGGGTGTGCTAGCAGTACAATTACACTCAAAATGGGTGTAGAAAACATGCTTAAACATTATGTACCTGAAGTAACTGCTGTAGAAGGAATGGATGATCCCAACTTCAACGATCCTTTCTATACAAATGATATGATGTCTTGGGATTCTGATTATTCTAGATAAATTTCTATTGACTTCACAAAAATTATCAGCTATACTATAAAAAAATAGCATATTGGATGAAAAATGACATATATTCTTGTAGATACTGCAAATATGTTCTTTCGTGCTAGGCATGTAGTACGTGGAGATAGCATAGAAACTAAAATAGGCATGGCATATCATATTATGCTAGCTAGTATTCTTAAATCTTACAGAGACTTTAATGGCACTCATGTTGTGTTCTGTTTGGAAGGACGCAGTTGGCGTAAAGACTTTTACGAGCCTTACAAAGCCAATCGTAAAGCATCACGTGATGCACTAACTCCTGCTGAACAAGAAGAAGATCAGGCTTTTTGGAAAGCATTTGATGAACTTAAAGAGTACATTGATAAACGTACAAACTGTACAGTATTACAACATGCTGAGTGTGAAGCAGATGACTTTATTGCACGTTGGATACAGAACCATCCCGACGACGAACATGTTATTGTCAGCAGTGACAGTGACTTTTATCAGTTGCTCACAGACAAAGTAACACAGTACAATGGTATTACTAATCAACATATTAAACTAGATGGTATTGTTAATGACAAAGGTAAGCCTGTTATGGATAATAAAACAGGTGAACAAAAACAAATTGGTGACCCACAATGGTTGCTATTTGAAAAGTGTATGAGAGGAGATAGCAGTGACAACGTGTTCAGTGCTTATCCAGGTGTTAGGAAAAAAGGCAGTAAGAATAAAGTTGGATTGCTTGAAGCATTTGCTGACAGAGAAAGCAAAGGCTTTAATTGGAATAACATGATGCTACAACGTTGGGCAGATCATAATGGTAACGAACATAGAGTATTAGATGACTATCAACGTAATGTAACACTGATTGATCTTACACAACAACCTGACGAGATTAAAGATAAACTAGACGAAGCAATTACAACACAGGTACAAAAGATACCTGTTAATCAAGTGGGTGTACATTTTCTTAGATTCTGTGGCAAATATGACCTGCAACGAATCAGCACATCTGCAGAATCTCACAGTGAATACTTAAACGCGGCATATTAAAATGGGTAAATACTTACAAGCTAAAGAAGTTGTAAAAGACAGTTTCTGGATAGTTGAACGTAGTGGAAATAAAATAGGAACACTACGGCACAAAGCAGATTCGTACTTATTTTACGAAAACAAAAGCCGGACAGAAACTGTATTAGACAACTTGGATAATATCAAGTTTACAAAGACAACTGGTAAAAAGGATACTATAAACGTTTCAATTTTCGGTTATCCCACTAATGTAGATACTGTCTACAACGAACACCTACAAGATGATGTAGCAGTTTATACAAAAACCGCCAGTAGTAAACAACATTTTGTGGCTGGATATTGGGGAATACTTTTTCCTATGGGCTGGAGACCGAGTTTCTGTCCAAGGTTAAAGACACTAACAGATTATACAAATATTGGACCATTTATAAGTGAGTCTGATATGTATCTTGCTATAAAACGAAAAGGGCAAGAAAATGAAAAGAGTAATAGGGTTAATAGTAGCAGTACTGACAATATTGTTAATCAGTGCGCCTAGCTATGGCAATGATTGGTTCCCACAGGTACCAATCCCAGATACCATACCAAAAGAGAATACTACTCCAGATCCAAAAGCTATACCTAAAACTTTACCCCCTGGACAAAATCAAAGTCTAGGAGTGTTTTTAAAAGCACCATGTGGTCCTATTAGTGAGTTGACTGCTACTGTAAAAAAGTATAGAGA